AGGGCGCCCAAAATATCGGAAGAAATTGAAGCCGTCAGGGCGCACATTAAGATGCTGCCACTCGCCAATCAAAAAATATGGACAATGGGTAATCCCGACATACGCGTTGACAATTACCTTGCGTCGGCCGCGCCAGAACTTGAAGACTATGCCGGCCACTTGAAGGACCGTTTCCCTGAGTGGCAGTTTTGTTGGGCGACCATCATTAACGACGTCGAGATCCGCCACCGCTTCCGCTCTGGCATTCACGCCGGCTGGAACAATGCCCTACACTCAGGCATCAATATCGTGACGTCTCACACCCACCAGCTGCAATTGACGGCCGTCAGGAACAGGCGCGGCAGCCACTACGGCATTGAGGCTGGCATGTTGGGCAATCCATTTGGGCCGCAATTTGAGTATGCGGAAGGCACGGCAAGCCGTTCATGCCCTGGCTTTGTTTTTCTGACATTTGATGATGATTTTAATCTTATGCCGCCAGAATTTTGTGAATTGATTCGCGGGCGTCCGGCATTTCGCAACAAATATGTCTTTTGATTGTCATATCAGTTCAGTAGTTTTTGATGGTAAATCCCTTTTTCCGTTTTCAGGAGCTTACTCATGACTAGCATTATCGGTACTGCATTCGTCTCCGTTGACGAAGAGGGCGCAGAAGAAATTTCCTTTGACTTCTCCGCCGACTTTCTTGAGCGTTCATATCCTGAGCGCATTGGCTCGCTCTATCTTCTGATCAATTCTCTTTATGAAGTCATTGATTCGTCAACTATGTCTGATGACGAAGACGAGGACGAAGAAGAAGAGGAAGAAGACGAAGACGAAGACTTTTTTGAAGAAGACTTGGCTTGATCTTTTGGGGGAGGCTTCGGCTTCCCCTTTGCCAACTTCTGGTGCATTTTTGAATTGTCGGATCTTAATTTTGCATTTTCTAAAACCAACTTGTCGTAGTTTTCTCGCATAATTTCATTTGATATTTTGTCTGCAAGCAAGTGCGCTTTTTCAACATATAGCTTTCTGCTGATTGCGCGCAGTTGGTCAACTTCATTTCTCAATTGCTCCATATCTTCAACTGCCCGCGTGTATATGTCTTTATGCACGGAATATTGCGTTTCATCACGCATTTCTTTCATTTCATTAAGGATGTCTATCACTCTTTCCCCCTTAGTGCTTTACGGGCTTCTGTTGTGTCGCAATGAACAAAACCCTCAATAACATTTAATGCGCCGTTTAAATAACCTTCAAGCAGTTCAACCCGTTTCCGCAATTGTTCAATTTCATCAGCGGCATGTTTGTGCGCCCGTTCATGAAAATCATATGCAGCGTAACCACCAGTTTCTGTCGGAAGCAAATCCCGCAACTGTTCAACAATGTCAGTCATCTTTTTTACCTCCGACCATGCCTTTATGGCTTTTAACTATTTGAATATAATCAAAATCATAACCTACTGCCCGAAGAAAATCTGCCATTTTGGTTAAGGTATTTGCAGACCCAAAATGGGTGTTTTCTTCACAAAACGTAATTTGAACATCGTGAATCAACTTATGCCCGTCCCGTTTTTGATAATGGAACACATAATCTTCAGTCATTTTCTTCATCCTTTGTTGTTGGTGGCTTCGGTAAAGGCATCCAGTGGGTAAGGAATGGCAAAGCAGTATAGTTTCCCTCGCCGTTTGGTTGTGAATTGTAAATCGTTACAGATGTGCAGCACTGCCAAATTTTTTCAGGTAGCTTTGGATTTCTTTTAACAATTGCCATAGCGACCAGTTTAATTGACTTGAATGTTTGTATGCCAATAAATGGTGTGCCGTCGTTTGGTGCTGTTTCAATAGGTTGCCATGTCATTTTAATTCATCCTGTGGTGGCTTCGGTAAAGGCATCCAGTGGGTGGGCCAAACCAAGTCGCTTTCTCGATCCCAGTCATTCTCGTAATTGCACCAAAAATTAATACCAATGGTTTTATATTTTGCGTCAGCAACTAACACGGATCTTCCATCCTTTGGTGCCGTTTCAATAGGCTGCCAGCCGTGCGTGCATGGGATGCTATCAGCTCCGGCCTTTGCTAACTTCATGCGTTCAACTTCTGTCAGTTCAATCCTTGGCATTTTTAATCTCCGTTATTTTAAAAATTCATCTTGTATTGTTTCACTGGAATGAAAAATTTACGGGGGCCAGAACAATACCTTGTAGCGCCTTGAACGCTCGCCCGTTGATGAATACGGCTGCGGGAAAGGAGACTCCCCCCTAAACTTTTTATGTGCGCAAAGTGCGGGCCTCCATCATGGAATCGGCCGCCAAATAACTAAATTCTGCAATGCCTACCAAACTTTTTGGAGCTGGATTAATTGATATTAATCCAGTCAACGCCGCCATTGCAAACTGATCGCGCAGTGTTGGCTGCGCCGCCTTCAGTCGTGCAATATCTGCTTCTAATTCACTGATTCGTTGTTTCGTTTCGCCGCTCATTTTTAATTCCTCGCTGATGTATAATCTTCAAAAATGCTTCTTGTTTGCCTGAAAGTGGATGGGCTTTTTAATTTTCTCATTGCTCCTACTTCAATAGATCTAACGCGCTCACCACTAAGATTAAATTTTTCGCCCACCTCCTCAAGTGTATATTTTTCGCTGCCATCCAATCCAAATCGCATTTTTAAAATCTCATATTCCCGTGATGATATTTTTTCTTTTAATAATGTTTTAAAATTTTGCTCTGCTTGATCCATGATCATCTTTTTTTCTGGTTCAATTGTTAGTGAACGCAAAGATGAGACCAAATCGTCGGCGTCTATTTTAAATTCTTTTTTGTATCCCTTTATTTTTTTATCCATTAGTTTTTCAGGAAATACGTCTTCCGGTATGCATTTTAAAAAATCAATTATTTTCATAAATGCTTGACTATATTCACCGCTATGAGAATTTATGGGTGATTTTTGCATGTTTACAAAATGACCAACAGTCGTTTGTGCCACGCCGCAAGCTCTGGAAAATTCACTGATCGAATCGTATCCAGCCTTTTCTATTTTCTCTAAAAGTAAATTGTTTTTTACTCTGACTAAAACGCGAAAATCTTTACTCATTGTAGTCCGCTCCTTAGCGCACTCAATCACCTGATCTCTTGTCATTTGTATCATTCCTTTTTTTCATTTCATAAACTTTTGATTTGTATATTTGGTATTCCAAGTCCAACTCATAATAGCTTTCTTCGAGGAAGTCAATACGTCCCAAAGCTTGGGACAGAAGCTCCCAATTCTCAACTTTGTGATTGATCGCGAACTGCAGTCTCTCTTTCAGGTCCATAATTAAACACCTCCAGCCCATACACCATCACTGGCACTGTTTCCTTTTGGCAGCCCAAACAAAAAAACTCGTGCCGATCGTGAGCGGCCGCCATCAACGTGCATTGGCAGTGCTCACACTCGTACAAAATTTCCATTAATACTCGTCCAGCATAAGAGCGCAGCAGACAAATCCTAGGGTAAACCCTAGGGCCGCCGAGAAAAACATGTACATGTCCATTAGCTACCCTCAATCAAGTCAGGCACTGGCGCCTTTGGCATCGGCGCAAACTTCGCCGCCATCTCCTTTATGTCTGCCTCGACATCAGAAGCCGCTCCAAACTCCGAAGCAAAGGCCAGATAATTAATACCGTCAACATAATGATCCACATTTGTTTTATCGCGCTTCATGCGCACCAACTTAGTTATATGATGTATCATCGCAATGTCGTGTAAGGATAAATCCTTACCAATCAGCGTTGACGCAATCTTTGCAATTTCTGTATGCACATCAATAAGGTCGCCGTAGCGGCTTCTTTCGTTTAAGATCGAAATAGCTTTTGACATTGTGTTTTGGTAGTCCATTAAACTTACTCCTGAATGTAGTACACGTTTGGTTGATATATATTTTTGTCGTCCAATACGGCTGCAATCTGTCAGATAGCCGCCTGCATATTTTTAGCATGGTTTGGATCATACACTTTTACCTTGCCAACATATCTGTAGTTTAATCCCAACTCGCCGGCATTGAAGTGCTTTTGAGTCTGCGGATCTCGGTAATACTCGTCAACGATTAAAAAATCGTTAATTGAGAGCGCGTTAATAAACCCGTCAATACTGTCAACAGGATACTCGCAAATGACTTGATGCGTTGGCCTGCCCGTATTGCCAGGCATGTTCATTGTTATAAGGAATTTCATGTTTGCTCCAATTGATTAAAATGGGAGGAGTTGCCCCCTCCCATAAATTCAATCAACCAAAGTCTTCGTCGTCGTCAGCAATGACAGCCTTCGGCGCGGATACTTTAGTCGATCCAGTCGTGGGTGCGGACGCCTTCACTTTCGGTGACGAAGACGGACGCGATGACGGCACAAGGTCGTCTGGGCGGTCAACCCAGCCGGTAATTTCGAACACGGGACGGTAGTTCGTGCTCTTTGTTGCGCCCTCTCCGGTTGACACTGCAACCGTGTCGGCGAGCGCCACGACAGGCAGTTTGCCCATGTTATTTACGAGTCCCTCCTCGTAAAGGTCGTGGAGCGCGTCAACTCCTGCTAAGAGCGCCTTGGCATTGCCCGCTAATTCGCGCACGTCACCGCCGCAGCTCTTATTCAATTTAATCACCAACCGCACGCCCTGACGGTGCATGTCGGATGGCTTCTCTGGCAGTCCCTCACTGATGTGGTTCATCACAAAGTCAGGGGCGCCACCGTCAAACTTAATCCAACCAACTTCGACATTTTCTAAGTCCATTACAGCCTTAAAGTTTTTTGTAATATCGACTTGGTTCCACGAGCCGTCCACTTTGTCGCTTTTGAACATGCGACCGGCGCGGCAGTCAAACTTGCAAATCGGAAGGTAGTTACCACCACCAGAAGATAAATTTAATCCAAGTGCCATTTTATCAGTCCTTCTACAAAATGCCGCTATCTAGCCAGCGGCTTGCTCTTGCCCACGCGGGCGAAGCTCACATGCCCCATATCTCAAACGCCGCTTGGCGTGTTGCGGGGTCATTAAAATAAAAACTGTCAACGTCGGGGACAACCAATTGCGCCAACTCCTTCGGGTCGTCGCTCTGGGATAAAAATCGTTGTATGGTTAACGCCACGCGCTCAAGCGCCTTGACGTGCTCGCGCTTGTTTTCCAGCTGATACGTCGCGACTTTCTTTGACGTGACGTAAGTAATGCGCGCATCCAAATTGTCGCCACGCGCCGCGACATACAGTGCCACCTGACGTGCGTGGTTTGTGCTGATCTTTGACGGCAGTGCGTGCGTTGTTTTCAAATCAACAAGCACACCGTGATTTTCCCACTCAAGGTCATAGAAACCAATAAGTGGCACGGCCAATCCCTCAACCTGATATTCAATTTTGCCCTGCGTGCTGCTCGGTTTTCCGTATGGCCAAAGTTCCGACAATCCCTGCTCAACCATTTCCGGAATTGCCGCATACTCTTTATCGCGGCGCGGGTCTGACGACAGTGCAGACAATTTATCAAATTCTTTTTTGGCAACGGCCTGACACTCAAACAGATTCGCGTCATTCATCAAGCCGTGAACAATCCCAGCCTCAACTGCCGTGCCACGAAAGGCGGCGGCGCCCACTTGCGTGCGCACATTCATCAGCCGCTCCATGACATACATGGCGGGCGATGCAATAAACAAATTGCATTGTGATGGCGACAAGTGTTTGATGTTGTACTTCTCAAATGGGTTGTTCATTTACATTCCAGTTCAATTTGGTTTGCCCCTTATGAAGCATTCAAAATAATTCGTCAATAGGGGCTGTTGACATTCGTGACAAATTGTCACAAGATGCGCAAATCATATCTATAGGAGAATAAATATGATCAACAATCAACTGCAATCTATTATTGACCGCATTGAGCGGCTGGAAGACGAAAAGAAGTTACTGACGCAATCAATTAGTGAAATCTACACCGAAGCAAAAAGCAATGGCTATGATCCAAAGATCTTGCGTAAAGTCGTTGCCCTGCGCAAGAAGACCGACGAGCAGCGCAAGGAAGAGGAAGCCCTCATGGAAACTTACATGGCGGCACTGGGCATGCTATCAGACACGCCCCTCGGTCAAGCTGCATTGGAAAGAGAATTTAAAAAGTGACACCTGAGCAGTGGCAAATTATTGCGGAGATCGCCAAAGACCTTGGCATCCTCGACCACACTATACGTCAGTGGCGTAGTCGCAATAAAGTTCCCTACCATATGCAAATCGAAATCATGATGCGGTCTAGCGGCCGCATCAGATACAAAGACTTTGCCAAACATAATAATAGGAACAAAGTAGCATGACCTGCATCCTTGGCATTGACCCTGGCATTTCTGGCGCCGTCGCGTTTTACTTCCCAGAAGAAAACCGCGTGTCCGTCTACGATACGCCCGTTGCCGGCAATCAGGTCGATGGCGCTGGTTTATTTCATCTCATCAATAAGTATAATCCCAGTGCGGCCATGATCGAGGCCGTCCACTCAATGCCTGGCCAAGGCGTCGCCAGCACTTTCAAGTTCGGTATGGCTTACGGTATCGCGATCGGCACCGTCGCCGCCAGCATGATCCCCTATCACCTTGTTAGCCCCGTGCGCTGGAAAAAGCACTTCCGCCTGACATCAGACAAAGACGAATCACGCGCGCTGGCAATTAGATTGTGGCCCGAAAATCAAGGATTTAGCAGAAAAAAGGATAATGGTCGCGCGGAGGCAGCGCTGTTAGCACGCTTCTACGTCGAAACCATACAGTAATTGGGGCTTCCCCCAATCGGACCCTGACGCACAGGGAGTTAAATAACAGGAAAACTAAAATGTTAGATAAAACTTCTAAAGCAATCCAAATCACCGCCCCCAAAATTAATACAATAGCTTTTAAGCTAATCGGCACTGCGCCCTTCGTGCAGGCCCGCTTCAGCGAAAAAGCCAAAAATATGATGATGGGCAAAATGGCGGAAGGAACAACGGCGCGCGGTAAAAAAGTCCGCGAGGCCCGCGACTTCGACGAGGACTGCGTCAACGCCATGCACATTGGCGTGGATGGGCATGTTGGCGTTCCGGCCGGTGCATTTCGCGCGGCCATGATCTCCGCCTGCCGCCTCGTCGGATTTAAAATGACACTCGCTAAACTGTCTGTGTTCGTTGAAGCAGACACGTTTGACCGTGTCGATGGCGTCCCGCTCGTGCATCTACATGGCGACTGGGAACGCAACGACATGCACGTCCGTAACGCCACCGGCGTGATTGACATTCGCGTTCGACCCCTATGGCGCGAGTGGCACATCAATCTCCGCGTGTCTTACGACGGCGACCAATTCACCGACAAGGACGTTGCAAACCTCATCATGCGTGCGGGTATGCAGGTCGGCATCGGTGAGGGACGGCCCGACTCCAAGTCCTCCGCCGGACTTGGCTGGGGTACTTTCAAAATAGAGGGAATGTGATGCCAAGAATTTCAAGCAAACGACTCGCGGCTATCCGCGAAGAGCTTGAAGCCATTGCCAAATCGGGGGTTCTTACCCCCGAAGAGGTGGTGCGCTCCGCAAGCAATCCAAACTCCGCCATGCACGATCAATTCAATTGGGACGATCAAGAGGCCGCGCACAACTACCGCCTGCAGCAGGCGCGGCAGCTGATCAAGACCGTCACGGTTGAGATTGTGCGTCAGGACAACAAAGTCGTTCTCGCGCCCATGTTTACGCAAGCGCCGCGTAAAAGTGGCGAGGGATATTACCACACGCAAATCATCGCCAGAAATACGCCAAGCCGGCTGGAAATCGTTTTGATGCGCCTCAATCAAATCTCGACGATGCTCCATAATTTGGCGGCTCCTGAAGTTGACGACCTTCTGTCGGAAGTCAATCGCGTCAAAGCGCGCCTTGAACGTCAGCTCAATTCTGACTGACAAGGCAGGCGGGGAAAGGCCTGTTGAGGCTTGGACGGGTCCGGCAAGGCAGGCTAGGAGAGGCGGGGTATGGCGCGTTCAGGTCAGGCACGGCAGGCGAGGCGGGTTTAGGCTAGCTTCGGTCCGGTCTGGCATGGCATGGCAGGCAGGGACGGGCATCGAATGGCAGGGCGGTGAATGGCAAGGTGTGGCAGGCGTGACATCGCAAGGCTACGCACCGTTGGGTAAGGATTGGCATGGCAGGCAAGGTCCGGCGGGATCAGGCTAGTCGAGGAAGAGCGTGGCAGGCAGGGCGAGGAAAGGTCAGATAAGTCACGGATTGGCTCGGCAGGCTCGGATAGGCAGGGATCTGTTCGGTATGGCAGGGCAAGGCAGGCGAGGTATGGATCGGTATGGACTAGCAAGGCATAGCAAGGCAGGCCCGGCACGGCGTGTCACGGTCAGGCCGAACTAGGTTTGGCAAGGCAGGCGAGGCATGGAGCGGCCGGGTCTGGCGTGGCACAGCAAGGCAAGGCAGGCGTGGAGAGGATTGGCGAGGTTAGGCATCGTCCGGTCTGGTTCGGCAGGGCAGGCAAGGATAGGCGGGGATCGGTCCGGCGTGATTCGGCTAGGCATAGCAAGGCAGGCGTGGCATGGCCAGATGCGGACACGTCCGGCGAGGTTAGGCAAGGCAGGCGAGGCGTGGCTAGACTTGGATCGGCGGGGTTATGCAAGGCAGGCGGGGCGAGACATGGTTCGTCAAGGCTAAGTGCGGCAAGGTATGGCATCGCAGGCCGGGCGTGGTTTGGCATGATTTGGAGCGGCGAGGTGTGGCCAATTTGGCAAGGCAGGCGAGGCATGGCCAGGTTCGGTCCGGTCCGATTAGGCAAGGCAGGCGAGATTAGGCGTGGATTGGCAATGATGGGCGAGACGAGGCAGGCAAGGAAAAATGAAATATTTATCAGTATGCTCAGGAATAGAGGCGGCAACAGTGGCGTGGCACCCCATTGGCTGGCAGCCACTGGCATTTAGCGAAATAGAAAAATTCCCTCGTCAAGTATTGGCATATCATTACCCCGACACGCCATGCCACGGTGATTTTACCGTTTTGCGTGATCAGGATTGGATTGTTGATGCCGATTTGTTAGTGGGTGGAACGCCCTGTCAAGCGTTTAGCGTGGCGGGATTGCGCCAATCGCTGTCAGACGATCGTGGAAATTTAACATTAGAATTTGTGAGATTGGCCGATGCAATTGACAATGTTCGACATGATGCAGCACGACCCCCTGCCATCATCGTCTGGGAAAACGTCCCCGGCGTCTTGTCCGTCAAAGACAACGCCTTCGGATGCTTCCTTGCCGCCCTTACGGGAAATGATGCCCCCCTCATCCCGACAGGGGGAAAGTGGACAAACGCTGGTTTGGTTGTTGGTCCCAAAAGATCAGCAGCGTGGCGTGTCCTTGATGCCCAATATTTCGGAGTGGCCCAACGACGCCGTCGTGTGTTCGTTGTCGCAAGTGCTAGAGACGGATTCGATCCAGCAGAAATACTTTTTGAGCGCGAAGGCGTGCGCAGGGATATTGCGCCGAGCCGCAGTGCGGGGAAAGGATCTGCCAGAGGCATTGAAATTGGCCCTTCTGGAGGTAATTTCACCGAATTAAATCCAACATTAGACGCGCGTGCCAAAGATGGTCCGATAAGAAATCAGATTGCTGGTGCTGTTTTAGCTGCCCGTATGGTTGCATTTGGCGAATATGTTGAAGATGGAACTGCCAGCGCAATGAAGGCTCGCGATTGGAAAGATGCAACAGATTTAGTAGCGCAACCAATTGGTATTATATTGCATGGGTCTGATGGCACAGTAAATACTGCAAGTTACACTGAAGTTTCTAATGCTTTATTATCCAGAGCACCAGGCGGTATTCAAAACAGCACAACAACAGCTGTCATGCAACCAATAGCATTTGATTTGGCGCAAATTACAAGTGCGACAAACAGATCAAGGGCTGAAAGTGAGCTGCCGACTGGAACTTTAAGTTCAAATAGCAACATGCATGTAGTACAACCAATTGCATTTAACTCAAAAGACTACGGCAGTGACGCTACAACGGACATGTCGCCTACGCTTCGCTCTCTTGGCGCATATGATGCAAATGGTGGGGGAAGTATGGCGGTAGCGCAACCAATCAATATCTTTGGCGGCAATAAGCGGCCCGATCGGCCAGAGGGCGGGTTTTATGTTGATATGGATGCAATCACCAGCAAGACATTGGATGCCGCATCTGGGTTAAACCCAACTGCGGCACAAGGAGGCACAGCCGTAATGCAACCAATTGTCATACGCGAGAGTGGACAGGGTTATTGGATGGAAGATGACAAAGCAGGTACTTTACGCGCTGAAGGAGAAGACAGGCCAAGCAGGCCAAGTCATGTAATTGCACAACAAATGGCAGTGCGCCGCCTGACCCCGCGCGAGTGTGAGCGATTGCAAGGTTTTCCTGACGACTACACTGCAATCCCAAACGCCGCCGATGGCCCGCGATATAAAGCCCTTGGCAACAGCATGGCCGTTCCTGTAATGCACTGGATCGGCAAACGCATACAAAATTATATTGAGATAAAAAATGGAAAATAACATGAATTACGACTTGGAATTTGGCGGCACCGCCGACTGGGCAAGGTTTTACCGCACGCTTAAATGGCAAATCGTTCCCGCCGTCAGCCCACAAAAAGGTAAGCAGTGGAAGCGACCGCTCGTCGAGTGGCGGCCGCTCCAGCAGGAACTGGTCCCCGACCTTACCTTCGAGCGCTGGTACGGCGCCAATGGCGACTACGTCAAAGAAAAGAATATCGGCATCATCACCGGCCAAGCCTCCAACATCGTCGTCATCGACCTCGACATTCAGCGGCACGAGTCGGCGGCAGGGTGGTGGCAGGCCATGCAAGACCGACAGCAGACAGCCGGCGAACTTGAGACCGTCTTTCAAAAAACTGGCGGCGGTGGCCTGCAATACTTCTTCAAGATCCCCGCCGGATGGTCGGCACCCACCTGCAAGACAAGCCTCGGCATCGACATACGCGGACAGGGCGGCTTCGCCGTCATTGCCCCCAGTCTGCACGAGTCAGGCAAAAATTACGACTGGGCCGAGAATAACGGCCCGCATGAAATAGACGTCGCCGAATGCCCGCAGTGGCTATGCGAGGAGATTGATCACCTCGCCGAGGAATTTGGCGGCAAGACAACAACAAACGTCAAAGGTGAAAAAACTTCATCGCCGAAGTATGAGATCTCGATTTCTGGCCGCGTTCAAGATGGCCGCGAGGAATACATGACGCGCCTGATCTGGGGGACACTTGTTAACCTTCGGCGCGAAGCCCCGATGATCAATGATGCATTCCTCACAACTGAGATGAAGAAAGCGTTCGAAGTCTATGAAAAGAAAACGAAATCACGAATTGTTGAGCCTGAGACCGACAATGCCGTTCTACTAGAACGGGAAAATCGCGGTATATCGCTCTTCACGCAAAAGTGGAACACTGCCGCCGCGCAGTGGTGGGATAAAGTGTCTGACCACGCCAAGGAAGAGCGGCCAGCAAAGGATACAGCGCGCCCTTTTGACCCGACGGAATACACGATCGATCCCGAAACCGGCGAGATTTTACTGAAGTTTTCGGGAGAGCCATTTATCGCAATACCCAAATCGGCATTTGGGTATTCGGACGAGGATAACTTCAGCACCGACAACGAAAAGCCGAAGATTAAAGACAAGTATCTCCTTATTCCGTCAACAAAACTCACCGACGAGCAGGTGAAGTGGCTGCTGCAAGACCTCATACCCATGATGGCCTT